GAAAGAAAGCGCAACAAATGCGTGATGAATTGCGAGAGATCATTAGTCACCCTGCAATACTTGGCCCCTCTCATTGGCAAGAGTTTCTAAGAATAGAAGCTGAGATTAGAAAACAAAAACGTGAGCATGAGTTTCGCCGCATGGAAATAAAGCAAGCCATTATTGAGTGGTGCGCTGGCATTGCTTTGTTCTTAGTTTTGTTTGCTGGTCTTGTTGGTTTTGTGTGGTTAGCCAATGCTTGATCCAATAGGCAACTTACCTTTCGCTGTAGAGACGCAGAGAGCGCGCGAGAGCATCGAAAACCATCAGGCGCAGCAACGTGTGCAGGTAGAGCATAACCGCGCTCACAAGCTCGCTAAGGCGCTGGAGAGACAACAGCTTGATTTAATGTTGAGTTATGATAAGTTTGGTGCATCAAACACTGGCTTAAAACCGCAAGGCTTAATTGTGGATATGGAGGTTTGAATGACTATAGCTATGGAACGTATTCTCGAATGGAAGATAATGCCAAGAGTCATGATGGCTGTTATGACTTTGATGTACATTCGCGTCATTGAATGGGGTATGTCTTTAGACGATTTGTCTACGCAACAATCTGCAATGATCAGTGTGGTATCAGGTGCAATGACAGGCGCGTTTGCTGTCTGGCTTGGAAGTGAGCGCAAATGATTACGCTTCTTGGCAGCTTGCTTGGTTTTGGCACATCGTTTTTGCCAGAAGTTTTAAACTACTTCAAAGCAAACCAAGCGCACAAGCATGAACTTGAAAGAGCGCAGCTTGAAATGGATCTGATGTCTAAACGTGCTGAATTAAAACTTAGCATCATGGACAAACAGGCAGACATTGAAGAAACCAAAGGACTGTATGAACATGATAAGTCTATTGACGCTGGAGGATTTATCAACGCTCTCCGGGGTAGTGTTCGTCCTGTTATTACTTATGCCTTCTTTCTCTTGTTCGTAGCAACTAAGGTTGTAATCATGCTCAAGGTTCTGGAAGATGGTGGCAATTGGATGCAGGGTGTTGAGCTTATGTTTGACCAAGAAACAAAGGGACTCCTGAGTGCCGTTCTCGCATTTTGGTTTGGCAATCGCGCAATCGGTAAATATATGAGGACAAAATAATGCGTAAGATAAATGGCGTTATAATTCACAGCACGGCCACAAATCCAAGCTGGTATGCAGATCGATCAGCTGAAGATGTGGTTGAGGAAATTCGCCGGTGGCACATGACCGAAAGGGGCTGGTCAGATATAGGTTATCATGCGGTGATTCATCGTAATGGAGACATTGCAATGGGGCGTCCAATTGAAAACCCTGGGGCGCATACACGCGGGTTTAACAAATCAACTTTGGGGGTTGCACTTGTTGGTGGCAGGGGCGGCTGTAAAGATGATGAGTTCTTAGATAATTATACTGAAGCACAACAAACATCATTGCGCCAATTGCTTGCAAATTGGCATGAAGATTATCCAATTGAATGGGTAAAGGGACACAATGATTTTGCAAATAAAGCGTGTCCGTGCTTCTGGGTTGAAAGCTGGTATTGATGAAACGCAAGTTCGATCCAGTTCCCAAAGATAAAAAGTCTGGCAAAGGCGGAGCCAGGAAAGCGGATGCTGATATTTTGAAAGGAAAAAGCTAATGCCGTATTCAAAGTATTCTTCCAAGCAAAAGAGATTGGCGGCGATGGCCGGTGATCGAAAGAAGATAACAGCTGAGGATCTCAAGGCTGTTGCTAAGAAGCGTATGCTGAAGAAAGGAAAAGCATAATGCCCTATGGTAAAGGTACATATGGTTCTAAAGTTGGCAGACCGTCAAAGGCTGACAAGATGAACCCGACTTTAAAAAAGATGGCTATGAAAAAAATGAAGGCAAAAAAGAAAAAGACCGCTTGAAGTTACGGTCTTAATTTGCTTTATTCTTTTCGAGGGTGGCATTCCATTAACGAATCTTTTTGTGTAAACTGCTCCACTAGGTTTGTGGTTTTGTTACTCGCAGTAACCGTCACCCTCACGATTATATCTGCTTACCTTCTACGCGCAAACTTCGAACAAACTTTTCCAATTCTTTTCGCGCTCTCCATAAATCCTGTTGAACATTAGGATGTTTTGTACCGGTGCGAAGGTATGCGTCCAGACAGCGTTCTTCCTCCCGCTTGAGATGACGTAAAAGTGCGTGATCTTGGGGTGTGAGTTCTAGCATTTTCTACCTCTCTGCGCATGTAACATTCGTCACACAATGTGTCATGGTCTGATTTTACCAAATCATCCCTATTGCAGTACATACATTTCTCAGTCATGGTCTTCACCATCTCTGTAGGGGTGCCATTGAATTGCTTTTCTCCACACTCTGACGCTTCCATCTTTTTGTGTTTTACTTTGTGCAGCACCAGAGCGATTATATGTCATTGCGCGTTCACCAAAATGCCGGTTTATGTAACGCATAGCCCTTTCTGCATCTTTTTTGTTATTAAACAAAATGCTGTCACCTACTTCCATTTCAGACGTTAATTTATCCAATTCTTTATAGTGTCGTCTGTTCTCTTCTAAAGGTATGTTCTTTTCTATTTTCATGGTCTACTCCTTGGTCTAAGTACGGATGAAACAACATCAGTCTCCACGCAGGTCATATAAATGTCATTGCCGTACAGCTTCACGATATGATCATAGATCGGATCAGCCAACCCTTGATCCATTGCTTCTTGGCAGTGGTTCTGTGAGGCGTACACGATACTTGCAACGGGGGCTGCATTGTATGACGCCATTTCATAGTCAATAATTAAGACAGTGAAGAACTCAATCATTGAAACCCCCAATCAATCGTGACATGAACATGAACGTCAATGCGTTCTGGAATGCTTGAGTTCCTTTTGATTAGGATATTCTCTTTTTGCATTTCAGCAAAGAAACTTTCATATGGGACATCAAAATACTTAGCAAATTCTTTTACTTTTGTGGCAGGGGGGTTTTTGACAACCCCTCTTTCATATTTGGAATAGCTTGCCTGATCTAAGCCCAAATCCTGACACAGTGCTATTTGCGTGATGCCCCTTCCTTCCCGAAGTTTTCGTAAGATTTTGCCGTTGAATTTTTCGGTTATCATAACCACCACCCCGCGCTTATGCCTGTGACGAATACCATTGCCATTATGATAACGAGGGCAAAGATAATCCAATCTTGTGTGTCAATTTTCATTGTTTTTCTCCTTTTGGTTGTTGGGGGCTTTCGCCCCCGCTGAGATTAAGGTGTGTAAAAAACGATTGCTGTTCCATGATCCATTGAGCCATACTTCAAACCTTCTTGTAAGGCATCCAATGCATAATATGCTTCGCGTGTTTCGTCTGAAACATTATCCAAGCCACGGCGATCAATAACCGCCAAAAGATGATCAATCGCTTTACTTACGCGAGTTTCTAAAGATTGATCTGCCATTTGAATTTCCTTCCTTTTGGTATGGTGGGGCCGAAGCCCCGTTGATTATTTCATTGCGAGTAGAACTTTTACGGCAAACGAGTATGGTGTGTTGTTGTTCACCATCTCAGTCGCGGCTTGCTCTTTTGTGAAGCCTTCTTCTGTGTAAAGGCGAGCTAGTTTTGCGATGTTTGTTTCGTTAGTCATTTTCGTGTTCCTTCATTTGGTATGCCCCCTTTGTAATCGATGTAATTACAACTGTCAACAACATATTTACAAAAAAAATGCAATTAGACGAAAAAAAAATCACATGGTATAAAAGGGCATGACTTTTCCTGTGTTCATTAAGGCCAATCGGTCCCGTGTCTCTATCTCTAAAGAGATTAGAGAGGTTAATCGGTTGAGGATTAGCTTTGAGCGGTCCATGACGGGCCGTATAATGGGGGTTTTAAAGAAAGTGGGCCAAAGGGCTGCGGCTGAATATGAACAGTCTGGGGGCTTCACAAACGCTATGAGGCCCATGAAGGGCGAACTAGAGCAAGTATTTCGCGCCCATTATACAGAAGTAATCGAGAAATTCGGTGATCGGGTCTATGAAAACCGTAAGCAAGAAAGGTTTTCTCAGCTTGTTTTCCAATATTATGAAAAGTTTGCTGGGGAAAAGATCAGAGGGATTACAGCGACAACTGGGCGTCAAATATTACAGGCCATCAGGGATGGAGAAAATGGCGGTGAGGGCGTTGATAAGATTGCCAAGCGCATAAGGGAGAAAACCAGTGGCGCAATTGCTCGCGCTAGGTCAGCGACTATAGCAAGGACAGAAACTCATGCAGCGGCATCCTACGCCACCTACACCGCGACAAAAGAGTTAAACCTACCTGCACAGCGGAAACGGTGGGTAAGTGTTTCAGACGGGCGCACAAGGGATCATCATAGAAGTGCCAACGGTCAAGAAGTTGGCATCGATGAGAAGTTCATTATCAGGTATCGTGGCGCTGAGATTGAGATGGTTCATCCGCATGATGGCTCTGGTGGTGCGGCTAATAATATCAATTGCAGATGTTTGGCGGTTTACTTTAGCGATGAAGATGCTCTGTTTGATGATGTCGAAAGCGTTGATATTGGTCCTGAAGAGTTGCCAGACATTCCAGAGCCAGAGCAAGATGACAGTTTGATCGATGTTTTCGCCACTCTTAAAGTAACAGACCAATTTGTAAGGCCAAATAAGGGGCGAGTTACTAACGAGAATTTCCCAGACATTAAGAGATCAGACGCTAAACGGCGACTTGACGAGGTGCTAGAGGCATCTGGGAATGATGATAGGTATAATGTTAAACCGCGTTATAGGGGAATGAGCCAGCGGAATTGGGGTAAAATTATAAATTCAGATGATTTGTCCGATGATGCGCTTGCTATGGTTGCAGTAATAACCGACGAACTCAATTATCTTTCGGACTTTCTAAGAATACCAAGGATGCGCGGTTATCAGGTTCAGTCGATGAAAGCCATAGCCTCTCAGGGTGATGGCGTTATGAATTTGAACCCCGCCTACTTCAACAGATATGCCGAAGATATGAGAGATGATGTTGATAGATTAGTTGCGAAAAAAGAATTTGATGATGCGGCTGCGAAGGATGTGGAGTTTAAAAAACAGATCGACGAACTTGAACAGGAAAGGGCCGTAATACGCCGTGCATATTTCAATGATGAAATTAGCCGCGAGGAATACCGCGCACAAATTGAACCTATCAACGAGCAAACAAATACCTTAACGAGTAGGCGAAATGTTCAACAGCGGATTATGAGGCGCAATAAAAATTGGGTTCTTAGCGAATGGACAGAGGGCGAAGATGCACTCAAGCCATTTACCGCAGAGCAATATTCTTATGCGGGAATAGATCATATGCGATCAACGATGTATCATGAATTTGGACATCACATTCATCAGTATCACAAAACTCGCATAACTGATGGTGGTTATGTTTTTGACGTACCAACTGAGCGGGAACTAAAACAGTTTTTCCAAAAGAACTTTAGGTTACGCAAAAAACGCAAAAAACTTTTACCCACAACCTACTCTGAGCAAGACGAAAAAGAATTTTTCGCGGAACAGTTTAGCCTTTTTGCTATAGGCAGAATGGACAAGGTAAGACCTGAGTTTATGGAGTTTATTAGGGAGATAGCAGTTGAGCGCACAATCTGAGCGAATAGAAGAAATTCTTGATCTGCCAAAACTTAACAAGCGGAACTATGAGGAAATCCAATCTCTTATGCAAGATTTGGCGGGTGAGGAAATATTCTTTCGTGACGTTGTGGAAAGTATTTTAGAACGTCGATACATGGAAGGCACAAGCACTGTGCGCCCGTGATACTAGCCTTTGACCCGATTACATGTTATATGGTAAGTTATCGGTAAGCATAACCATTGAGGTTTATATATGCCATTGCCAAAGCCAAGATTAGGCGAAAGCAGAGATGACTTTGTTGGTCGCTGTGTAGGCGATGACAAGTTGATAAGTGAGTTTCCAAACCAAGGCCAAAGGGTCGCGGTTTGTATCAGCCAATTCGAGGGCGAAAAAATGACTGAAGATCAAATCGAACCACAAGAAATCATTGAGGATCAAGAAACCAAGTTGGAAGATGGCACTCTTGATGTTCAATTCGAATATAAAGCCCACCAAGACGAAGAGGAAAAAGGTGTTTTCTCAGGTTACGGCTCAATCTTTGGGAACAAAGATTTGGGGAATGATATTGTGGTTGAGGGAGCCTTTGCTAAGTCGATAGGCAAAAAGGGCGCGAAAGCGGTTAAGATGCTCTATCAGCATAGACAGGATGAGCCTATCGGTGTTTTCGATGAGATCATTGAAGATCGCAGGGGCTTAAAGGTCAAAGGCAGATTGGCAATGGGAACCCAAAGAGGCCGCGAAGTTTATGAGTTGATGAAAATGGGGGCGCTTGATGGCCTTTCAATAGGTTATCGCGTAGACCCTAAAGGGGTTGACTATGATGAGAAGGGCAAAAGGCGCTATCTCAAGTCAGTTGATCTCATGGAGATTTCCGCAGTTACTTTTCCAATGAACCCCCGCGCAAGGGTTCAAGCGGTTAAAGGTGCGGATCGCACGGTGCGTGAATGGGAAGAACTTCTGCGGGATGCAGGTAGCCTATCGCGCAACGAAGCAAAGGCCGCTGCGTCCGCAGTCGCCAAGGCACTGGAACAGCGGGATGCTGTGAAAGAGGAAACGCCTGAAGTCCTTGATGCGCTTTCGCGCTTCACAAACATCCTTAAATCCTAATCAACGGAGTGATCGATATGGAAGATCAAGTAAAAGTTGCCGTTGACGCAATGGCGACAGCATTTGAAGAGTTCAAATCTGTCAACGATGCGCGTCTAGCGGAAATTGAAAAGAAGGGTTCATCAGACCCAGTAACCGAAGAAAAGCTTGCTAAGATTGAAGCTGATCTTGACCGCTTTGAGACAGTCAACCAGAAGTTGGTTGCTGCGGAAGCAAAATCACAGCAAATGTCAGAAGCACTTGCAAGCATCGAAACCATGCTCAAGCGCCCAACAGCGCAGGTTAAGCATGATGACGTAGACTTTGCGGTCAAGGCTTGGGACAAGTGGTTGCGTAAAGGCGATCAAGGCTTGGACGAAATGGAGCAAAAAGCCCTCACAGTTGGCACTGCGGCAACTGCGGGTAACCTTGCCCCTGCGGAATATGTGGAAGAAATCATCAAGATCATTGAAGAGTTCTCCCCTGTTCGTTCAGTTGCGCGTGTTCGTCAAACCTCAAACAAAGAGATTGAAGTTCCACAGAAAACTGCAAACTTTGCTGCGGCATGGACTGCGGAAGGTGGAACGCGCACAGAGACAACTGGTTACACCACGTCTTTGAACACTATCCCAACACATGAACTTTATGCTCTTGTGGACATCAGTTCTCAATTGTTGGAAGATAGTGCCTTCGATATGGAAGCCGAAATGAACCTTGAGTTCGCAGAGCAATTCGCAAAAGCGGAAGGCGCGGCGTTCATCAGTGGTAACGGCACGAACAAGCCTACAGGTATCACAAACGGTTCAACAGTTGGCTCAACAGCGGCGGCTGCGGCTGCGGCTCTTGCAACGGATGACTTGATCAACTTGATGCATGACATCAAAACACCCTACATGTCTGGTGCGACATTTATGTTCAACCGTCAAACATTGGGTGAAATTCGCAAGCTGAAAGATACTGCGGGTCAGTATATCTTCCAGACTGGTTTCTCAGGTCAAGCGGGTGTTCCAAACTCAATTCTTGGTTCTCCATATGTTGAAGCGCCAGATGTTGCAGATATTGCTGCGGACGCAAAATCAGTCATCTACGGAGATTTCCGCAGAGGGTACATGATTGTTGACCGCATTTCTTTGTCTGTTCTGCGTGACCCATACAGCCAAGCATCTTCAGGCAATGTGCGTTATATCGCTCGTCGCCGTGTTGGTGGTGAAGTTGTTCTTGCTGAAGCGATGCGTGTTCTTACACATCCATCTTCATAAGATAACGAATTGGTTTGGGGGGCAACTTGCCCCCCTTACTTTATGGGAGAACCCGAATGAAAATCATGATGTTGAAGACAACAAAAGGTATTTGTCGCGCAGATGGTGCAGCTACAATGGCCTACGAAGCGGGGAAAGAATATTTTGGCTCAGAGGATTGGGAAGTTCGGACTTTGAGCGGCTTTGTGAAAAGGGGCGTTGCCCATGAAATTGGTGGAAATGCTGGCCCTACAGAGACAAAGAGAAAACGTGCTAGAGATGCAAAAGGTAAATTGAGGGCTGATGACCCTAGCACTCCTGATGTGAATGAAGCATGGGAAGAACCCACGCCGCCAAAGAAAAAGCGCGGACGCCCCCCGAAAGTAAAAAAATAGACAAGGCTCTAATCGTTGAGTGTGGTCATTGTTTGTGCTAAGTTCATGGTGCATATGCAACAATCAACGGAGGGCCGAAAATGGCAACCTTAAATGATCGCGTCTTTGATAGTGGCCTATCGGTTCTGGACACTGAAGCCTCTCGCATCGACGTAACTTCTCAAGAAGCCACTACTTACACAGAAGCTACTTCCACTTACACTCTTGGAAATTCAACTTCTCTTTCTATTGCTGCACCAAGCGACAGAACGGGCGGGGGGCGCAAAGTGACGGTGGCGGCTATTACTGATGGATCAATCAGTGCTACTGGAACAGCCACACATTATGCGATTTCTGACACAAGCAACTCACGCCTCTTGGCAACGGGAACGCTTACAGCGTCACAGGCAGTTACCTCTGGCAACACCTTTACTCTAGCAACATTTGATATTGGTATCCCTGATCCAGCATAATTTGCTAGTAATTTAAAATAGGAGAACTCGCTATGGCGAAAAAAGTGTTCGTGAATAGAGCCAAAATGTCCACAGCGACTACAGGCACATCGACAATTACCTTAGGGTCAGCCGTAGCGGGTTATCAAACATTTGAAGAAGCAGGGGTCGTAAACGGAGATGAGGTCCGTTACGTCATTGAGGATGGCGACAACTGGGAAATTGGCACTGGCACATACACAAGTTCGGGTACTTCACTTTCCAGAACAGTTTTGGAAAGCAATAATGCTGATAGCGCAATAAGCCTGTCAGGAACAGCCTATGTATTTATTACCTCTGCGGCTGATGATTTCGTCCAGTTAGATGGCGATACAATGACGGGCGATCTTGGGTTGACTGACAACTCAAAGCTTTCAATCGGTACTGATAATGATCTTGAAATCGTTCATAACGGAACGAACACTATAATTAATGAGCGTGGCACAGGTTCCTTAAAGTTCCAAGTTGGTGGGACAGATGTTGCGACAGTAACCAGTAGCGGATTTACAACTAATGTTACGGGCAATGTAACGGGTAACTTAACGGGGGATGTTAAGGCAACTAATGGAACATCTGTATTGGACAGTGGTACTGATGGAACAGATGCGACCTTTACTGGTAATGTTACTGGTAATTTAACAGGGGATGTTACTGGAAATGCAGATACCGCCTCTGCCCTTGAGACAGGGCGCACAATTAGCCTAACGGGTGATGTTAGTGGCAGCACCACATTTGACGGTTCCGCTAATGTCAGCATCACTGCAACGGTTGCAGACGATAGCCATGACCACACTAATGCGACTACAAGCGCAGATGGCTTCATGTCCGCATCTGACAAAACGAAGCTTGATGGGGTTGAGACAAACGCTACAGCGGATCAAACAGCCAGTGAGATATTGACTGCCATTAAAACAGTTGATGGCGATGGCTCAGGGTTAGATGCAGACCTTCTTGATGGTAATCAAGCAAGTGCGTTTGCTGCTTCAGGCCATAACCACACTCTGGATAGCCTTTCCAATGTAACTATTACATCGAATAGTTCGGGTGAAATCCTAAAATGGAATGGAACCGCGTGGGTAAACAATACTCTTGCAGAGGCAGGGGCGCTTACTGGGAACCAAACAATCACACTGAGCGGAGATGTAAGCGGGTCTGGGACCACAT